AAACTGGTGAAACCACCATTGTTGAGTACACACCTGAAGAACAAGCGGCACATGATGCGGCAGTAGCGGCACAGGCACAGGCACAGGAACAACCAGCGCCTACTGAGGGTCAGTGATGGACAATGTTGAGAAAGAGTTTGCCATCCACCAAGCTGTTTGCGATCAGCGGTATAAGTCGATTGAGGATAAGCTGGAGTCTGGTAAAAAGCGCATGGAGAAGATTGAGATTCAGCTCTACATCGTGATTGCTGCGATCTTGTTCGGGCCAGGCGTGGCCGCTGACATTGTGAAGAAAATGCTGGGGTTGTAAATTGATCCGATCAGCCTTCTATTTGCAGCCAACGCTTGCGTTGCCGCAATCAAGGAAGGCTGTGAACTATACAAGCAAGCAAAGACCTCATTTATGGAGGTTAAGTCCACGGTTGACGAGGCCGTGGGTATCGCCAAGGAAGTCTACGGTTTCTGGGGAAAGATCGCCAAGATATTTGGTGCTAAACCCAAACCGACTCCAGCGACAAAGCCTCAAGCCAAGAAAAAAGAGAAATTCGTTGCCGTTGACGAAACACAAGTCATGGTGGATGTCGTCAAGCAGCTCACCGAGTTTTTCAAGATTCAAGAGCAATTAGCAGCGCATATCAGGGAGGAAGAAGAGAAGTCGAAAAACATCTACGATCCAGACCAAAATCAGATGGAGGCTGCACTAAAGCGAGTCATGGCAATGGATCAGATGGCAGAGCTGGAGAAGACGATCAGGGAAACCATGGTGTATCAGTCACCGCCAGAGATGGGCGCGTTGTATTCCAAGGTGTTTGAGATGCGGGATGTCATTGCCGCTGAACAAGAAGCAGCTAGATTGGCGCAAGAGCAGAAAGAGCGCAGATTGAGATGGCAACGACACCAAAAGGAAAGGTCAAGAAACTACCAAGCAGGCGCAGCGGTGTTGACCCTAATCTTTATCGCATACCTGTGGACATGGATGCTGTGGCTCAACCAAGCGAGGACATTGCAATGAGCGTGATGGGTTGGGTGATGGCACTGATCTTGGTGGCGCTGATGCTGCCCTTGCTGGCATTCATGCTGCTCGAAACCTTAGAGCAAAAGCAAGAAGTGAAACAGCAGACCGAAAAAGTGGAAAAATTGCGAAGAGAGATTGAAAGGGACAAGCGTGACAAAAAGCCTAATTCTTTTTCTGACAATCCTGTGTTTGACAGGGTGCGAAGACCGTTTTAGATATCCATGCCAAGACCCAAAGAATTGGGACAATGCAGAGTGCAAACCACCTATTTGCACCGCCACAGGCACTTGTCCTGAACAACTTGTCAAACCTGAACAGGAGAAGAAGTAATGCCAACAGTCGTGATGAATAAATCAAGCCGTATGACGGCAGAAGAGATCGAAGTCAGAATCTGGGCAATCGTCATTTTCTCATTGACGATGATTTTGCTTGGCTCTGTTGCCATGTTCCTGTACAGCGTTTCATTTGTAACGCAACCCATGAACGGTATGGCCGCCATTGATAAGGTGTACACACAGCAGATCAACACCATCATGGTGTTCATCACTGGCGTGCTGGGTGGCGTTGCAGGCCGTTCTGCTGTCTCAGCCAGTGCTAAGGCGATAGCCAAGGCAGATGCTGACGCTGACAACGAGCCACCACAGCCATGAGTCTTTTCAATCCTTGGGTGTTACTGGGTATCGTCATGGCGGTGCTTTCAGCCTTTGGCGGTGGATACTACAAGGGTAAGGATGCCGAGTACCAGAGACAGCAAATCGAGATTGCGGCACTCAATGCCAAGGCGAGAGAGACTGAGCAGGCAATGGCCAAGGTGGCACAGACTTATGGTGAGACATTACGAAAGGCGAACAATGTTGCAAAGCTCAAAGAAACTAAGTTGCGTGCTGATCTCGACTCTGGCGCTCTCAAGCTGCGGATTCCTGTTAAGGCAGCCAACTGCCCCATTCCAGTGTCCGAATCCACCGCCACTCCCAGCGGAGGTGACGCAGGAACAGCATCAGCCGAACTTGACAGACAGGCTTCTGAAACTCTTATCGCCATCGCCGCCGAAGGAGATGCCGCCATCCGAAAGCTCAACACCTGCATCCAAACCTACGAAACCTTGAGGAACACCAAATGAATCTATCAGCCAATTTCAGTTTGCATGAGATGACCAAATCCGAAACCGCATTGCGGATGGGTTTTGACAACACGCCTGATGAAGAGGCGACAGAGAATCTGCGGCTGCTGTGCGAAATGGTATTGCAGCCAGTGCGTGACCATTACGGCAAAGGCGTGAAGGTGAATTCGGCTTACCGCAGTCCTGAGTCCAATGCGGCTGTTGGCGGGTCAAAGACCAGTGACCATTGCAAGGGCATGGCGGCTGATATTGAGATACCAGGCGTCGCCAACGCTGACCTTGCACAGTGGATCATGGACAACTTGGAATACACGCAGTTGATCTTGGAGTTTTACACGCCAGGCATTCCAGACAGCGGTTGGGTTCATGTGTCCTATGACCCGAACAACCTGAAAAAGCAAGAGCTGACTGCCACCAAGGTGGCTGGCAAGACCACTTATTTGCCTGGCTTGGTGGCATAAACCGTGGCCACAAACCTTGATCAGCAAATCACGCAGCCAGCACCACCAAGCCTTGGTGCGCCTGATGTTGCCTACGATCAGGGTTTCTTCACGCAATCCTTTGGCAGCCTCAAAGCCTACTTTGCCAAGCTGACAGCACTGTTTGCTGCCCTGTTTGGACCGCGTGGTGGCAAGTGGATCAATGTGCCTTATGGTGCGTTTGAAGATGGCACAGATCAGTCAGCAGCCAACACCACCACGGCCTACGCCATCACCTTTGACACCACCGATTACAGCAATGGCATTACCTTGTCGAATTCGTCAAGACTTAATGTCGCGCAGGCTGGCATCTACAACATTCAATTCAGCGTGCAGTTAGAAAATTCCACCAATGACACGCAAGATGTGGATATTTGGTTTCGCAAGAATGGCACTGATGTGGCCAAGTCAAACAGTGTTTTTGGATTGCCTGCGCGCAAATCGTCTGGCGATCCATCTCACAGCGTGGCCGCCCTAAATTTCTTCATCAGTCTGGCGGCAAACGATTACATTCAGATCATGTGGCGCACCAGCAATATAGGGGTGACGATTCAGCATTATGTTGCTGGCACATCACCCACCAGACCAATCACGCCATCAGTGATTGCAACCGTTTCATTCGTGTCCAATCTGTCAACAGAAACCGCATAATTAAGCCATGGCACTCATACCTCTCAAAATCCCTGCTGGCGTGTATCGCAACGGTACTGAGTATCAGTCTGCGGGACGCTGGTATGACGCAAATCTTGTTCGCTGGTTTGAGAACACGCTCAGACCGATTGGCGGCTGGCGCAAGAAGTCAAACACCGCACTCACTGGCAAATGCCGAGGGTTGTTGACTTGGAAGACAAACTCAGGCGCTCGGTACATTGCCGCTGGTACGCAGTCCAAGCTCTACGCAATGGACGAGAACAATGTGATCAAAGAGATCACGCCAACAGGCATTGCCTCTGGCCGCGCTGATGCGGTCAGCGGCACAGGCTATGGGTACAACACCTATGGCTCATACGCCTACGGTGTGGCGCGTCCTGATGCTGGCGCTGTTGCGCCTGCCACCACATGGAGTTTGGACACTTGGGGCGAGTATTTGGTGGCCTGTGCTGACACTGATGGCAAGCTCTACGAATGGCAGTTGGGCTTTTCCACGCCAACCTTGGCGGCTGCCATCACCAACGCGCCAACAGGTTGTGCGGCTTTGCTCTCGACTGCCGAGCGATTCTTGTTTGCTTTGGGTGCGTCTAGCAATCCGCGTTTGGTGAAATGGTCAGATCAAGAGGACAACACGACATGGACGGCGGCAGCCACCAATCAGGCTGGCGATTTTGAGTTGCAGACATCAGGCTCACTCAAGTGCGGAAAGCGCGTCAGAGGCATCAATTTGCTGTTTACTGATGTCGATGTCCACACCGCCACTTATGTCGGTCTGCCCTATGTGTATCAGTTTGAGCGTGTCGGATCAGGTTGTGGCGTGATATCGAGTCAGTCTGTGGCCGCCATCGACTCTGCCGCCATTTGGATGGCACGATCAGGCTTTTGGATATTTGATGGTTATGTCAAGCCATTGCCCTGCGATGTCTCTGACTATGTGTTCACAAACATGAACTACAACCAAGCCAGCAAAGTCTATGCGGTTCACAATTCCAAGTATGGCGAAGTCTGGTGGTTTTACCCATCAAGCTCAAGCACTGAAGTTGACTCATATGTCACCTACAACTACCGTGAAGGCCATTGGAACATTGGTGCGATGGGGCGCACTGCGGGAACAGATCGTGGCGTGTACTTGTACCC